ATGATTACTATCTTAAAATCTCTTGCGGGCACCTATTTCAGTGCATCAATTCCCGATATAGCCTTCACGATTGGGGGCAGTCGCGCAGGCGTTGTCATGACAATTGACGGCGTGCGAATGTATGACGAACATCTGTATCAGTATGACGGCAGCATTGAACTCACCGACCTCTCCGCACTCTTCACTTCGTATGCACATGCGAGGTTGAGCGTAGATGTTGTTGTGACAATTACAGACCTCGGCGACGATGACGCTGTGATTGATACAAAGACGTTGAATGCTAAAGTTGTATATTGTGCTGCTGACTTCACACAAGGCACTGTAACGGCTAATGCCGAAGACTTCTTGCGTACGCATTTTCTATCAATCTATAACGGTGATAGAATTTCGGCTATAGGACGCTTGGAGTTCCTACACTATCTCGGTACTGATACAGCAGCTATCAAGGCGACTTATGTTGACGGCTCATCGGCTGATTTCACTGCAACTAAGGTGCAAGGCAATAGCAAATATTCAACGATTGACGTATCTCCCTCACGCTTCACAAAGGCTGATAAGGTGCTTGACTTCTTTGTTGTCACTGCAGGCGAACGTTCGCAAAAATATACAATAGATTGGACCCACCCTGATTGCGCCCCTATCTTGATGTTTGAGAACTCTTTCGGCTGTGATGAGTTGATGTATTGCGTAGGTAAGCATCAAGTCAGCCCCTCATTCAAGCGCACAACGGCGAATGTGCTGGGTAAGACGCGTAATATAGAGATTGTTGAAAATCGATTGTTCAAAGCTGATACTGGCTATCTCACGATTGCACAACAGAACTGGGTAGATGAACTCTTTCGCGCTGAGCGCGTGCATGTCGTGAATTTCGTTAACGGACAGCCTGTTGTCGGCAAGGAGGTGACACTTACAGAGTCGAAATCGGAGGTTTCAAACCTTGATGATGAGATAGCACGCTTCACGTTCTCTTATCAGTATGCACAGCGCATTCATAACGTTATTGACCTGCAGCGTGCTGGCCGAATTTTCGACAATACTTTTGATAATACTTTTGACTAATGAATAAGCCTATTCACATCACTGAAATGCGCAAGCAGCTTGATATAGCTGCTATTCGCAAGCAACTTGTAAACCTGAAGTGCTGGAAGCTCAAAACTGGCGACATTATTGAGTATAAAGGTTGGCTGGTTAAATCGGGACATTGGCGCGGTGGTACTCATCGGCTGATAAATCCTAAGAATCGGCAGATTCGCGAGGTGCGCGATGTGTGTATCTTTGAGTTTATGGGCGCAGAAATCTATATGTAAAAATGGAAAATGATTCAACGTTGAACTTTATCGAAAAGCGCGGAGATTACGAAATCTATAGCGCTCCTGCTGCTGGCTTTACGAATGGGCACAGCGCCTCGGCTAATGCGGAGTATTCCGAGAATTCCTCCGTTGTCTTTGACGATAGTGGTATCATTCAGCCTCGCACGTTCACGCAAGGGGGCAAGGCATACAAGTATATTCCGTTTGGTGCTGATGACATGCTGCCTTATCACATTATTGAAAAGGTGGGCGAAAACATGGTCATGGCCCAAAACAAGCTATTTAACGCACTCACGTGCTATGGGCAGGGTGTACGCTTCTATGACATCGCTACTGAAAAGAAGACGCGCGATCGTGAAATTCGCGACTTCTATTTTCGCAATCAACTTAACCGCTTCTTTATTGAGCAGGTGCTTGATATGAAGTATTTCTTTTTTACTGTTACGGTTATTGTGCTTGACAATGAGGGGTGTCACATCGTGCAGGTACGACATAAAGAAAGTTGCTTCTGTCGCTTCGAAAAAGCTGACGATAACGGCCGTATCAATCACGTTTTTTATGCAAACTGGAAGAATACGGTACAAGATGGTGACGTGGAAATAATTGAGTTGCTTGATGAAATCGACCCCTGGGGAGATTTGCGCGTGCGCATGGGTCTTGACCCTGACCCCTCTACTGGCGAGTGCCGTAGGGCTGCACGTGGTGACGCTTTCGGACGTGCTACACGCACACGTAAATTTGCTATCCTTACAAGATTCCCTACGCCAGGATATCAGTACTATCCTATTCCTTTTTATGTCGCAACGTTCAAAGATTCGTGGTATGACATTTACGAGCTGATTGGCAAGGGCAAGCGTGCGAAGATTCGCAACTCTGCTCCTCCGCGCTTTCAGGTTGAAGTGCACAAAGACTACTGGAGGCAGATCTGTGAAGAAGAGGGCATCACGGACCCTGACAAAATAAAGTCTCGCATCAAGCAGGAAAAGCAGAATATCAATGACTTCATAAGTGGTAACGAAAATATCGGGAAAACGTGGATTTCCGGCTTCTATATCGACCCTGCATCGGGCAAGGAGGTGCATATGGTGCATATTGTCGATGTTGAACAAGGACGCAAGGAGGGTGGCGACTGGGCCGATGACGTGCAGGAAGCGAGTAACTCACTTTGTTACGGCGACAACGTTCATCCTAACCTCGTAGGCGCTACGCCGGGCAAGTCGGCGATGAACAACAGCGGTAGCGATAAGCGCGAGCTTTTCTTATTGAAACAGGCTGCGGAGACGGCCTTTCATGATGTACTGCTTGAACCTTTCCGCGTTATGCTGTATTACAATGGTTGGCAAGAGAAATACGACGTTGATGTACCTTTTATCGTACTGACAACGCTTGATGAGAATAAAGAAAAGAAAAAAGTTAAACCTGATCCTGACGCAAATGGAAACAACAGTAACGAGGATTGAAATTACTCGTAAAACATTAGAGGCTGCCGTTGTGGTAGCTACGAGCAAAAATGGCGATGTTTTTGATATGCTCACGACTGCCATTTCTGATACTTATTCTAACTTTTCAGCTTATGTTTTGAATGAGGTTGGACGGCGAGCAGTAGAAGATGGTACAGATCATGAGCTGCTTGCACTCGTGAAATCTTACGTATGTCGACGCGCTTTCTATGATAATGCACGTCAACTCGACCTCGTGATGACAGCGTCGGGGTTCGGTGTTGTATCTGCTTCGGACCTTGCACCTGCCTCAAAGGTGCGTGTCGACGCGATGTTAGCGAACGTGGAGCGGTTGTATTTAACGGACTTTTCACTCATCCTCCCTCGTTTGTTCAAATTGCAAGGGTGGTTTGAGGCTTCACACATGAAGCTTTCGCTTATCAATACCTACTTTGATTATTGTAACATATGTGGCTATAATCACTCTACAATTGAAGACTTCAAAGCAGCACAACCCTTACTTGCAGAGGGTGAGCAGTTATTGAGAGCTAAGATTAGTGACGCGCAATTTGATGCTTTCATCAAGGTTGTGGCCACCAATTCGGCAACGGATGTTGTCAAGCGTGCTATTGATAAAGCGCGATTTTGGTTAGTGTTGCATTTGAGGGGTGATAAAACGGCGGAACGTTTTGCGTATAATCAACTCTCTTCGATCATGGAGGACAATATCGATGAGTTCAGTGAGTATAAGAATAGTAAGGAATATAAGGCTAATCATTATGAGAATTACAAGAACACTAAGGAGTCAGGGGTGTACTTTTTCTAAAGAAAAGGGGTTGATACTGCATGCGCCCCGATCCTGGCGTGAGCTATCACAAGACCAGCTGCGTTACGTGTTCGGCCTGCTCGGTACGTTCAGCGACCTTACACAAATTAAAACTTTTATGTTCATGCGCTTTTGTGGTATTCACGTACAGAAGTGGACTTCAAAAGGTGTGTTCTGCTTTATACGAGGTCGCCTTGGACGTAGGAAATTCTTTACTATTACGGCTAATCAAGTTCAAAGTCTTATTCATCAGTTTGACTTCATCGACAGTTTCGATAATATGGGCGTGCGGTTGGATAGCGTCTGTGGCTATCGGGCTGTCGATGTGAACTTGCACGGCATCTCTTTTATAGACTATCTTTCAGCTGAGACGGCATTTCAGGTGTATCTTTCCTCTAAAAAAATGGAGAATATTGATACACTTGCTCGCATTCTCTATCGCAAGCGCAATGGGGATGCCCCTAAACATCTGAAGCTTGATATTGCGGAGCGTACTGGCGTATTTGCGTGGTTCTGCTATGTTAAAGCTGAATTTGCAAGACAATTCCCTTCTTTCTTTCGTCCTGCTGGGAGTGAGCCCACGAAATGGGATTTGCTGAAGATGGCAAATATCCAGTTGCGGGCGCTCACGCAGGGCGACGTGACTAAAGAGGAAATGATTAAGAACATGGACTGCTGGCGTGCGCTCACTGAACTCAATGAGAAAGCGCGCGAGGCAGCCGAATTTGAGACGAAATATGGAAAATAATTTTAATCCGATTGATTATTTCACGTCACTTGCTGAAAAGAATAGGCTTTGTCGTGATCATGATTTCAAGGTGCTTGCTTGTTCGGGGCCTGAATCTATCGAGGGGCTTATCGGTGAATTTCGTAAAACAGCGAATTTTGTTCTTGTTGATGACACGACAGATAACAACGTGCACAGCAATAAATCGGGTTTCTTCACGAAATCTGTCTATACAGTATGGGTGCTCGCTGGCTACAAAATGGGTGATGCAGAGAGTAGGAAAGAGTCGCTTGAGCTTTGCAGAACTATTTTCAAGCAGTTTCTTGCGAAGACGCTTGCGGACAAATTTTCAGGCGCGTATCGTGGCGAAATGGCTTACTTGGGCATTGAGCGTATCTATTACAAGGAGTTAGGGCGTTATAGCTTCAATGGTACGACAGGCCTTTATTTCATGATAGATAATGACCTGCCTACTAACCTCGTGTATCAGGCTAAAGACTGGGAGGAATAAACATGGATAGGAGTCAGCATATTTCGGGAATGCTTACCAGCTTCTCTACGATGAATACGCGCAACGTGAATGATTTGCGTAGATATGAAGAGGGGTGGGCTAAGGAGATGCTGACATTCTGGCGTGAGCGCATGGATAAGCTTGCAGTCAAAGACTCGGGCTATCTTTACAATAGCATGTCGGCTATCATTGGGATAGGTGCTGTGACAACAATTGAGCACAAGTTTGCGCTCTATGGCATCTATGTTGCTGCAGGTGTTGGGCGCGAGTTTGGAGAGAAGTTCAGAGAGGCGAACGGCACGCTCCCTTTCCTGCTGCCTGGCGGTGAAGAGTATCGCGAGGAACATGGGCTGAACAAGCAAAAGCGTGTTGGCCCTGCCTGGGGAGGTCGCATGGCTGGTGGCCACCCTCGTGTTAAGCGTGATTGGTTCGCAAAGAAATACTATTCTTCTGTAATGCGGTTGAACGAATTTGAAGCATCGTTCTACGGCGAGGCTTACAATGGTCTTCTATCGACAGGCCTACAAGAAATTTTTGCGGGTGTGGGCATCGGTAGAAATTTATAGCGTATTTTTATTCTCATCACATTTCTTTAATTTTGTTTTCGTTAGACTTTTTTATTTCGTTTTAGTGTATTTATGAGTGATTTGACAGCAACGATAAAGGGCATTACTAAGCAACTCGAGGCGATACGTGATGAGCGTATGCCTTATGCTAACACAGCAACGCGTATTGGTGAAGCAATGTTATCGTTGCTGTCGCTGTATCAGAATACCCCTTATGTGAAAAAAGAGGGCGAGCAGCAACTTGTGATAGGTGACATTTACCTATCGTGGGATAAGGAGAATAATGCTGTTAAGGTTTCAAAAGCGGACGGGGGTGCCGCTAACTTTTATGCTGAAGGGGGTATCTCCGCATTCGGTGCCGGCTCTATGCAAGGTAGCGGAGGTAGTGGCATGTCGTATGAGCGCCTGGACAATTGGGCTGACTATTCTGTTGATAAGGCGACTGCTGTTCTTTCTGCATTCCTCGGCAATGACCTGAATGAGCGATTAAAGAAAGTTGAGGGTGGCGCCTTGACCTCGGTTGACTGGTCGATTATTCAGAATAAGCCTACTTCAATGCCTGCCAGCGATGTGCCTGCCTGGGCCAAAGCAGCGACAAAGCCCTCATATGCCTGGAGCGAAATCACAGGCAAACCGAATGAGTTCAATCCTGCTGCACATTTGCACACTTTTGCATCTCTGTTGAATAAGCCTACAACTCTGCAGGGGTACGGTATTACAGATGCTGCAAGTATATCACACACGCACACTTTCTCGCAGCTGCGAGATAAGCCTACAACCATTGACGGTTATGGTATTGTTGATACATTCAAGACGTACAGAGAAGTCAATTTTGCACCTGACGTGTCGGGCTATTATGCTGTGATGACTACAAAGAGCGGAATTGGCGATGATTGGAGACATATCATTTCGATGGACTGGTCTAAAAATGACAGCGTGAACTGGATTAGTCAACTCGCACTCCCTACGCAGCGAAATGAAAGCATATATTATCGTAAGAATGAAGCTGATGGCAAGCAAATCAAAGATGCGAAATGGATAAAAATTTGGGATGAGAAGAATCTGACGAAACTCTCACAATTAACAGATGATATTGTATCAGGCAAGTATCTACCTCTTGATAGTAATGCTGTATCAGCAACGAAATTAAAGGATAGCCGGCTGATTTGGGGGCAGAATTTCGATGGAACTGGAAATGTTGATGGAATGCTTACTGTCAAGCATAATGGCTATTCTGGTGTTAAGCTGATATCAACAAGCGATGAGAGTTCATACAGGTGTCAGTGTACTGGCGGAAATGAGTGGGTGTTCGGTAGCTATCCGACGAGATTCTTTTTGTGGAATAATGTAGCGAAGCATGTTTTCAGCATCTTGAACAACGGCAATGTTGTTATCGGAGATACTGAAAAAGATTCGCCTTACAAACTGAATATAAAAGGTACTGCACGAGTTGCCGATAGGATCCTGCTTGCAGGTACAGAGAATTGTGATATTAAGACAATAACAAATAATAATAGTGCTATAAAGAATACTGTTGTTACAGCTGCTGCAATTCGACACGCACTCGATTTCTCGTGGTATGGCACACACTATCAGATAGGTAATATTCGCGGAGGAAGTACCGACAGCCTCGGCTTCGGTATTACAAAAGATAGTAGTACCCTCATTGCTCGCTTCCACGAAAGTGGCAGCGAAGTCTTTGGCAATCTCACCATTGACGGATATTTAAGTCTTGCGAATAATATAGGACTTAATTTAAGAGATAAAGAGGGACATAATCAACGTGCGCTGTTTATTTCTAATTCTAATGTTGTTTATTTCGGTTGCAACGACCGACCACTTTACACGCTTTATGTGGGTAGTGAGTTGCATTTTAACGTGTATAACAATGGTTGGCAGGACGCACTTGTTATCACTCCTGACAGAAATGCAACTTTCTCAGGAAACGTGCTGGCGCAGGGTGGCGTAACAGCTTACACAACATCAGACAGGCGTTTGAAAACGAATATCAAGCAGGTTGATAGTATGCGGATAATTCGCTCGCTCGGTGGTACGTGGCAGTTCGATTACAAAGATAGCGGTGAGCACGGCATAGGATTCATTGCGCAGAGCGTGAAAGATAGTGCATTGAAGAGCATAGTTTACACGAACGCTGACGGCTATTTGAAGCTTAACTACCTTGACACGCGACTTATTGCGCTCGCGCTTGGGGCAGCTGTACAAGTTGATGATAAAGTTGAGCGGTTAAAAAAACGGGTAAGAGAACTTGAAAACGAAGTCGAACTTTTAAAACATAATTAGCATGAAGAGATTAATAAAGTGGTTAGCCGAGGTGTTTGGTGTGTGCACGGTAAAGACGATAGTCAAGACTGTGACAGTAGAAAAAGAAGTATTAAGGCACTTTATCCCCAAAAACGGCGTAGTAGATGGTGATTTAATTGTCAATGGTGATCTTCTCGTTAAGGGTTCTCTTAATGCGACAGGTGGTGTTACCTGTTATAAAGAGAAAGGAGGCATAGTATGAGCATTGTAAACGGCATCATCCAAGCACCTGTCACAATTACAGATGTGAAGACTGCGCTCGGCGAAACAAGCAATGACCTTGCAACGTTATGCAGGAGTGATAAAATAAATATGTGGGCTAAATACAAGCCTGTGGAACTGAACAAGACCTTTACCTCAGACGAATTCGATTTTGAAAATAGAAAATGGCGTGACAATGCAACGTGGTATAGAGGAGCAGACTTTGAGGGTGTTGGAATATGTGGTATAAAAATAGCACACAGCAGCACTTTACAAAGCTTGACAGAATTATACGACAAAGGACAAAGTAACTGGTCGCGTGTAAAAGTAGGCTCTACTTTTGCATGCCCTTACCGGCTTTCTGATTTCATAGGCTACAAGCATGCTGCAACTGCGCCTTTCAAAAGGCCTTTCGTAACAAGTAAGACAAATGAAAATGGCAGCGTATTCGCAACGATGATGATAAAAAATCTTGATACGGAAAACGAACTGACGATGCAGGAGTTTGGTAAATTATCAGAGGCTTATCTCGGGCTTGCGTTAAAAGATGCTGCAGGTAGATTAGTTTATTTCATGACAACCGATAAACCACTTAAAAATGGCGGTGTTAATGTTGAAATGCAGGGTATTGCTTTTGCTCCTGGAGACTATAAGGCTTATCTTTTTCTTTGTTCTGCTGTACTTACACTGAACAAACCTCCTATGCAAGCTACATACTACACAATACCTGATTTCAAGCCTTCTGTAGTGAATATTACCTCTGAAGCACAGCACATAAATGACTACTTCACTATCAAAGCGTATGAGGATATTAGAGGACATATTATCGTAGATGTAGAAATAAGAGATAACTATGTGCGGAGATCTAACAATGAGAATTTCTATATCATTTTAAGATTTGCATCAAGCGAAACAGGCTCTCCTATCAAAATAGGAGAACAGGCATTTACCTTTACAGATGTCGAGGCTGGCACGAAGTATACTCACATGTTTGATAAACGTGCTTCTGAAGAACGATACAAAATAGAATATACTTTTATGAGTGTAACGCAAGAAACCTACATCAAAGAATTAAACCTTTTTACAAATCAATAATATTAAATAACTATGGACGTAAAAGTAAAAGCTATTACTGGCTTCAAGGCAAGTGTTGAAGCAGTAGGCGCAAGTACAACTATTAAGGCTATCGTTTCAGTTGAAAACGATAAGTATGCAAATATCGAAAATGGCAGCGTTTGCAGTAACGAGGATACAAACAAACAACTCGCAACTTTCGCACACTTCGGAGGTATCAACATCAGTTATCTTACAACAGATGAAGACGAAATCATTGCAGCTATTACAGATGTTACAAAATTTGTAAAGTATTGCAAGGCAAATGCATCGAGGCTCGGAACAGTCAGTGCAACAGAAGCAAAAGAGAAGTAAGTAACAAAGTAATTTAGTAAGAATGAAAGTAGAAACGATTAAAGCAGTTGAAGCCTACAGAGCATTAAAAGCGTTGAAAGTAGGCAGTATGAGTGATGAAGCGATGCTCGCTGTGTGGAAGAACCTCAAAGCTTTGCGCCCTGTCTCGGAGACTTACGACAAAGACATCGAAGAGGTGCGCGCGACTCTTCAAGATGCCGAGTTTGAGAAGATGCAGCAGCGTGTAAAAGAAGCGCAGGAAGTTGAGCGTAAGGTCAAGGGAGAAGCACGAGAGTTGACCGAGGCTGAAAAGCGCGAAATCGCAGAGATAAACTCGTGGTTCGCTGCATGGAATAAGAAAGGGCAGGAGTATTTCAAAGAACTTGCTGAAAAGGAAGTGAAAGTTGATATTGTCGAAATTGATGTGGAAGAGTTGCTTAAGGCTTTCAAAATGTCAGATCATACTTTTGAAGAGGTTGAAAAGCTGGCGTGGATGACAAAGTAGAGTGTCACACTTGACCTTATTATATCCCTGTGCTGATTTCGTGTGAAATTGGCGCAGGGATATATTGTATTTTTACCCAGCCTTTTTTGCGCGTATCTTTGAATTGTTTTATAAATTATTACTGTTATGATGTTTGAAAAAATAAAAGAATTTATCATAAGTGTTACGCTTGCATTGCTTGCATTTATGAAGCCTATTGAGCCTGAACTTAAAACACTTTCGCTCATTTTCGTCCTTAACTTCGTCTTTGGATATCTTTCAGGTATGATTGCAAATCATGAAGATTTTGATATTAAAAAAGCGGGCCGTTGTGGACTTGAAGCTGCCGTTTTCTTTGTGCTTTGCCTCTCTATTTTTGAGATAGGTAAGTTAAAGGAGCAGTGTGTGCAGGCACAACAATGCGTTAGTATGATAACCTACCTTGCGATGTATTTCTATGGGCTAAATATTTTGAAGAATCTTAAGAAAATTTTCAAGCCTGAAACGGCAGCATGGTATATCGTTGCTTTTATTTACTATATTTTACGAATAAAATGGGTTGAGAAAATTCCTTTTTTGTCTGAGTTTCTAAACATTCAATCGAAATAATTATGACTTATCAACAAAAAGTATTTTGTAAAGCTGTATATGCTGCTGCTTGTGCACTTTACTTAAAAGATAAAGATAATTGTGTATCTCCTTTATTTACAACGGCGCAAGCGATGTTGGAAAGTGGGTGGGGCAAGGGTGCGATTGGTAACAACCTTTTCGGTATGACGGTGGGGAGTTCCTGGACTGGCAAACGTCAATTGGTCACTACTCGCGAGGTATTCTCTACTCCTAACAAGCAATTTAACGCGCCTGAATGCATTATTTCTGTTACTCCGCTGAATGGTGGGCGTTACGTGTATAAATGTAAGCGTCTATTCCGTGATTACGCGACACTTGAAGAGGGATTGAAGGATCATAATGCGCTTTTCAAAAAGCAGATTTATGCGGATGCGTGGCCTTATCGGTTATATCCGAAGGAATTTGCGAAACGTATCTCTGATAAGAAAGGGGGAATGTATGCTACTGACCCTCTTTATTCACGTACATTATGTAGAATGATAGATATTGTTGCATCTATAGTTTAGGAGGTTAATATGAAAATTTTGAATTATCTTAAAGAAAGATATTTTTCTTTTTTTGTAGGTGTACTGATTCTTATTGCGACTGCAATTATTGTCTATCCGGCTTGGATAAGAAAGCAATATGAGGTTAAAGAATTGCAGTCGCAGTTGGCCCATGCTCGTACTTATAAGTCTGTTGTTAGCGAGGTGTTACACGACAGCAGTACCGCCGTCACACAACCTGCCTCGAACATCGGTAAGCATGCGTACAAGCGCGAGTTCGCAAATAGAAAGCTACTGAAAGAATTAGACGTGAAGCCTCGTGATGTCGCTGCTCAGTCGGATGTTGCTACTCATGCAAGTGACTCTGTAAAGCTTGCTCCGCGTGATAGTGTGTTTTCTTATCACGATAAGTGGGTACAATTCAAGTTTTCGCTACGTGATAGCTTACTCTCCTACCATGTGCGTGACTCTCTTTCTACTTTTGTGATACGCGAATATAAGCATAAATTTCTATTTTGGAAGTGGGGGACTAAGGGGTATAAGATTAAGATTGTGAACTACAACCCTCACTCTAAAATAACTTATAGTAATTATCTTAATATAGATTGATATGGCTGGCTACAATGAGGTTTATACAACTACTGTTAAGCTGAATTCAGAGGAGGCGAAGAATCGTCTCCTTGAATTGCAGAAAGTCGTTGATACGCTTAAACAGAAGCGTAATGAGGCTTTTAAGGCAAATGACATGCAACTTTTTGCATCGCTCGGAAAAGATTTATCGAAAGCGGAACATGAACTGAAGCTTTTCAAAAATCAGACAATGAGCGTCGTTGAAACGTTGAAGCACATCGATAGCAGCAGCGTCGAGCAACTTGAAAAGGCTGTGCGTTCTCTAAAAAGGCAGCAGAAGAAGACGAATGACGAAAATCTTTATGCTGAAATTGCTGTACAGATACAACGATGCAAGGAGCGTATTGATGAATTCAAGCAGGCTGAACGTGGGGCTACAGAAGAGGCGAAAGCGCTTTCGGCTGGCATGCTCAATTTGCGTAATGTTATGTCAAATATCGGTCACGCTTCTTTGAATAAGTTACGCGAAGCTGAAAGTTATTTGAAGCAACAAGTTAGCAATCAAGATCCATCGTCAACTTCTTATGCTACTTCAGTTAGTCAACTGAAAGAGGTTCAGGCCCAAATTCTAAAAATAGAATCTGAGCAGAAACGCGTTAATCAGCTTATCGATCAATACGATGATGAGATTAAGCAGGCACATAAGGACATGAGCACAGTGCAGCGAGAAACGAAGCTTGTTAATGATACCTTGCGAACACTTGACCATGCTTCCGTAGATAAGCTGCAATATTCTATTAAGATCATCAACGAGAACTTGCGGCACATGGATCGTGGTACCGCGGAATTTAAGCAGATGTCGGAGCAGGCTAAGCGCTTACGTACTGAACTCGCTAAGGTGAACTTTGAGGGTAGGGCGCAACAATCCTGGATTAACCGTACTGCTGATTGGTTCAACAAAATGCAAGGCATGGCGATAGCTGCTGTCGCTTCTTTGTCGGGTGTCGCATTGACAGTGCGTCAGTGTGTCAGTGAATTTGCGAAAATGGATGAAGAACTTGTTAACGTTCAGAAATACATAGGGCAGACGAAACAGGAGGTTGAGGAGATGAACGAAACCTTTAAGAATATGAATACTCGTACTCCTCGCGAGAAACTCAATGAACTTGCACAAGATGCTGGGCGACTGGGTATTCACACGAAACAGGCAGTTGAGGAATTTGTCGACGGAGCGGATAAAATTAACGTCGCGTTGGGCGATGATCTTGGTGAGGATGCTGTTAAAAATATCGGCAAGCTCGCCCAAATGTTTGGCGAAGATAAGACTAAGGGCTTGCGTGGAGCGATGTTGGCAACCGGTTCTGTTGTCAACGAACTTGCACAGAATTCTTCTGCTGCAGGTAGCTATCTTGTTGACTTTACCGCACGCCTTGCCGGTGTAGGTAAACAAGCGAAATTATCGCAGCAGCAGATTATGAGCTATGCCTCCGTGCTGGATCAGAATATGCAGCAGGACGAAACGGCTGCTACGGCCATGAGCGGGTTGATTAGTAAGATGTTTCAAAATCCTGCTAAATTCGCGAAGCTTGCTGGGCAGAATGTTAAGGAGTTCGCTAAACTTCTGAAGACTGATGCAAATGAGGCGTTGATGCGCTTCTTCGCTGCAATGAAAGCGAAAGGTGGATTTGCACAGTTGGCTCCGATGTTTGAGAAAATGAACCTTGACGGCTCGCGCTCTGTAGGTGTGCTTTCGGTCATGGCTGAAAAACTCGACGATGTCAAAAAGGCGCAGGCTCTTGCTAATCAGGCTTACGCGAGTGGTACAAGTGTGCTTAACGAGTTCAACACGCAGATGTCTTCAGAGCAAGCGAAGCTTGATATAGCTTCTAAGAAATTCAAGGAAATGCGTATTGAATTAGGTAAGGAACTGATGCCGGTTGCACGGTATGCAATTACAACAGGAAGTGTCCTTGTTAAGGTATTGTTTACACTTATTAATTTCGGTAAGGAGCATATCAAAGGCATTATTGCATTAACTACAGTAGTCGCTGTCCTTACTGCTACATATAAAGCAGGAACTATAGCTGTATATGCGTGGTATGTGAAAGAACATGCACTCCTTGCCTTGCAAAAAGTAAGTGTCATTTGGACGAAAGCGAGAATTGCTGCAATCAATACGCTTAAAATTGCATTTTTCCTATTGACGGGACAGATATCAAAGGCTAAGGCTGCATTAGAAGTAATGAGAGCAGCTTCACTGACCAATCCTTATACAGCGATATTAACGGTTGTAATAGCGCTTGGATATGCAATTTATAAGCTTGTAGGCTATTTCAAAAGTCAAAATGAACAGATGCAGAAGAATACTGCAGCTGTAAAAGAAATGCTTGCTACGCAAAAAGCTATGAATGAGGTTACACAAGAAGCGAATAAAACAACTTCTGAAGAAATTACGCGTATGAAATTATTGCGCAAGACTCTGACGGATAACAAAGAGAAGTTGAAAGACCGTAAAAAAGCTTTGGAAGAGATACAAAGTATTGTTCCTGAATATCACGGAGCATTGACAAAAGAAGGCTTGCTGATACATAGCAATTCAAAGGTACTTGATGATTATTGTGATAACCTTATCAAAGCTGCTAAGGCACAGGCTGCTTTCAATAAACTTACAGAAATTCAAGCGAAAAGCCTTGATCATGAAGATATATTGAATCATAGAAAGGGTAATCAGGCCTTTATTGGAAAGAAAATGAAACAAATAGGACTTTCCGCTGATTATGGGCTCAGATATGTAGATGGGGATAAATACGTCATGGAAAAATTAGATAAGAATGGCGGAGAGGTCGGTGAATTGAAAACAATTTCGAGGGAGCAATATCTTCAATATGTACACTATCAAAAGATACATTTTAATAATGTAAGGAGAATAAAAGAAGAACAACAAATATTAGATATAAACAAAAAAATATCTGATAAGCTTAGCGAGATTGCGAAACAAACAAACGAAGAAAAGAAAACTACAGGTGGGACCTTTGACCCTTCAGGCGGAGGTGAAGATGAAAAGGCAAAGAAAAAGCGTGAGGCTGAAGAACGTAGGCGAAAGGCTGAACAGAAACGCGCTATGCTTGCAGAGTTAAAGGCTGCTAAGGCACATACAGATGAATTGCAGGCGCAGAATATTGCTGCTGTTGCTGCAGGGCTAAAGACGGATAGGCAATTTGTTAACGACCAGCATCGAATTGCTATTGCAGGTATTGATGACCAAATCGCTATTTATAAGAAATATAATGAAGAGTATCGTCAGCTGAGTGATGACCGCATGCGAGAGGAAGAAGAAATGTCGCGTGCACATAACAAGTTCTTGCTGAAAGATATTGTTAAGCGTAATCAGTTAGAGGTTGCGCAGGCGCATGCTGATTTCTTGAACGTGAACTCTGATATATATATGAATGAAGAGGCACTAAATGAGCGTCTCTATGAGATTGATATGTCGGCCATGGCGGACCGCATTGCTGCTTTGCGTGAGGGGTCGGAAGAGTGGCTTGATGCTAAAGACGAAATGGAGCGTGCTGAACTTGAACATAGCATTCAACAACAGCGCCATTTCGCGGAATTGTTGTCACGATACCGCGAGCAATGGGGGCGCAAAGATGTCAAGCAACAGCAACAAATTGAACTTATGGGGTTGCAGACGCTTTATGAGAAGAAGCTTATTAAGGAGAAAGAATATCAGGAAATGCGTAAATTGATTAACGCAAAATACGAAGAAGAGGCTTCTGAAGTGAACGTGAAGAACTCTAAAGGAAGAACTCAGCGTGACTACGTCGATACAAAATATCGCACGGTGAGAAATAATGCTGAAGCTGACTATGAGAATCAGCATGGCGAAGGTAGTTCTGTGATTGATTTCATGACTAAGGATCTTGATATTTTTGCATCATCGTGGGCTACTATAAAAAAAATGGAGCAAGATGGTGTCATATCGCATCAGGAAGCTATGCAAATGATGCTGAAGGCTACCAGTGATCTTGGTGATGGAATTGTACAGAAAATGCAGGCTGCAATGGATGCTATTCAGCCGATCATGAACGCAATGTCATCATACTGGGCTGCGCAATCTGACTATGAGCAGAGAGTTACAGAAAAGAAGTACGATAAGCTTATCAATGCTGCAGGCAAGAATTCGGCTAAGCAAAAGAAACTCGAAGAGAAGAAGCAAAAAGATATTGCGAAAATCAAGACGAAGTATAATAAAAAACAAATGAAAATGGAGATTGCACAAGCGACAGCAACAATGTTAATTGGTGCAATGAGTGCTTATACTTCTGCTCTGAAAGGTGCTCCTTATCCTGCAAATCAGATCCTGGCGCCTCTTGCTGCAGGAATAGCCACTGCAGCTGGGTTGCTCAATATCGCTGCAATAAAGAAACAACATGCTGCTGAAGAAGCGGGCTATTACGAGGGTGGTTTCACTGGAGGTAGCAATTACCGCCGGCGCGCTGGTGTGGTTCATGAAGGCGAATTTGTTGTTAATCATTCGGGGGTTAATAATACGGCTTTGGGTCCTGTTCTGCAGATGATAGATGTTGCACAACGTAATAACACGATAGGACAACTCTCTTCTGCTGATGTTTCGCGTCAATTAGGGCAAGGCGGAGCTGCCGTTGTTGCGCCTGTCGTGAATGTTGCAAATGACAATGCGGAGTTGAATTCAACACTGCAGGAGGTTGTTCAGGTCGTTGCTTTGTTGCATGAGTCGGTAAAAAATGGCATCCCTGCTTTCTACACTATCGACGGAGAAAATGGGGTTGCAAGGGGGCTTGAAAAATTGAAGAAACTTAAAAAGAACGTATAATGATTATCTGTTATATTGACAATAAAAAGGTATTTCCGAACACAACGGATAAAATAAAAGTCACTTTTGAAAATCAGTTTATCAAGGATAGTGGCTCTTATACGTATGAGATTTCGTTCCCGATGTCTATTCAAGCTAATAAGGAATTTTTCAACAACATCAATCGCTTCGATGTGAAGAAACAGATGCAAAGCTTTGAGAATTGTGCGTTGCTGGTTGACAATCGTCTGATTATTTCGGGAAAAGGACATATTACAAGTATCACGGCTACTGCTGTTAAGTTGCAGATTGCAGGAGGTAAGTCTCGCATTAAGTATAATTCCACGTTTGAAAAGCATTTTATTGATGAAATATCTTTCCCTGCTGTGAAAATTACAAAGGGGATTAATCATCAACTATATTCAAAAATTGGTGTGGATGAAATAATCACTGACGATACGACTCAATTTCAATTTATTGCTGTTGACCTGACTGATTATTATTTCGTTGGACAGCCTGGGGTTGCTGCTTTCAACCTTATTCACGATGAAACAAATAACTACATGTCGAATCAAATCTTAGGAATTAGATTTGACAAAGTAAATATTTTAGGGCATCGTATGTCGAATTTGGAGCAAATGCCTTACATGACAAATCTTGCCGTGCAGCCTAACTTTATGTATGTATTGCAATACGTGCTGGAGCGCGAGGGTTATAAGCTTACACGTAACGATTTCGATTGTGATCCTTGGAATCGCTTACTTATCGCAAGCGCGCATCGTGGTTGTAAAATAGAGGGGGCGCTGCCTCACTGGTCTGTATATAAATTTATTGATGAAGTGAGAAAGCTCTTTAATGCCTCTTTCATTTTTGATGAAGTTACTAAGACTGTGCAGATTCTTGCAATGAATGAACTAACCTCCAATCACACTGTAAGCTATGAGTGTGACGATGATTATTCAAGCGAATTTGACGAAGATGGCTTTGAAAATGTTGCTACGTCTAACCTTGAATATTCTTTTGATGATTCTATCAACAGAGATTGGAGAGAGGTGTTACCTTTAGATGTTTTGCGTAGATATCCGATTAAAGAATTTGCTTCTGTCCAGACACGTAATGAAGCGCTTGAAAAGTTGTCTAAAAAGGAGAAGAATACGACAATTTTTAAGGTTGGTAATGACTATTTCATATTTGCGAAATTTGGTGAGGATAGTGCTGAACAACTAACTTCGTGTGGCGTGTTTGCACCTCTCGTTAGAGATATTAAGAGTAATAGTAGTGTTCAATTGAATATTGTGCCGGCTGCTATGTATCAGCGCAAAAGGTGGATAGATGGTGAGGGGATGAAATTCCTCAAATTTTTAGACCCGATGCCTAATGTGCCCGTTGTTGTGCCTTCTATTTCTAACAATAAAGAAGTTAGTATTGATAACATGACTAAGGATGATGACGATGATTCGTATTACTATTCTGTACAAGACGCTATTGAAAATGGCACGAGTGATGAGAAAACAGAAGAGGCTGATGATAAAATGGTCGTGATGTTTCAAAAAAAAGTTGTTAGAAATCTCGAGGGGAGTGGTTATATAGAGTACACTGATAGGAAGTTTAGAGAGAAGAAAGGAGATAGAATTCCTGTTACTGATGTCGGTGATGACCTGTTTCAACTGGGTGCAAGAGTGCGCAAAAGTCCGCTGTCACTATCTGCTTTACCGCATAAAGCTATCAATGTCGATAGCAAAAATAAGCTATGTATCAAATTTTATACAGATGAAATTCCCGACCCCTCAAAAATTTACAACTTTAGAAATAAGCTTTTTATCTGTGAAAAGGTTGAGTTAGAGATTGACGCAAATGGTATTTCTAAGCAAAAAACTGGATATTTCTATGAATTTCTTTAGTATTCGTGGATGATTTGTGTGTTAATTGTGTGTTGTGCCCACTTCTGCAACTTACTGATTTTCAGTTAGTGTGCAGTTGTGGGCCTTGTGTGTATTTATAGCTATCTATAAGTTGCCGGCGAAGTGCTTTGTTTGCTCATTCACAACGTTATCTCTTTTTAGATATTTGTTTGTCACTGCAATATCGCTGTGCCGGGCCTGGTCTCGTGCTACAACAATGCCTTCTGCATTTGCAAGGTCGCGTATTCCGCTATCTTTAAGGCTGTAGAATTGATAGCTTGCTGGGAAGTTCAAGGCTTTACGTACCTTACCCCATTCTAATCGAAATTGATTGATGTTGATTTGTCGCTCGCCTGGTATAATGTCATGTCCGAATACATAACAATGTGACGGATAGCTAAAGATGTTCTGTTTTATCATGATCTTAAGCACTGCATCATTTAACGCGACATATTGCCCTTTTCTGTTTTTCGAGACCTTTGCATCTATATATACAGTTTGATTTGTTATATCGATGTCACCGATTGTGATATGTCGCAACTCATCAGGACGTATAAAGGTGTAATATTCCATCATGCAGGCAAGGTAGAATGGAGGATTCTCACGTGATATGTATGCTTTTAACTTAGAGAGTGCTGCAGGTGTTAGCGCATCGCGGAACTTTTCTTGTTCCTTTATCATGTGTATCTGCTCGATAGGGTTGAATTCAAGATACTTGCGATTGACGAGCCATGTCGCGAACGTCGATAACCAGGTACGATAATTATTGCGTGTCTTCGCTGATACGTCTTTATCGAACAGCAGATAATCAAGAAAATCAATTGCAAATGCAGTATTGAACTCATTTACAACCTGTATCTCTCTGCCATTTTCACGCATGTATATTTTCAGTTGATTCAATCTACTTAGGTAGTCGCGTTGTGTTTTTGCTTTCAATGTGCCTTTGTTTGCTTCAATGTTTATGCAATTCTCATAACGTTCAAGAACTGTTTTGAAGTCTGTATAATAGCGAGGGTTATAAGTTGTAACAAAAGGATTCCAGCCTGCTTTCAGACGCTTCATGATATTATGTATCATTTCAGCAGCCATGTCCTCGCGCTCATGGGCTGTTTTATAACGATTTAACATGTACTTTTTGCGCTGCATCTTGTTCGTTGCAGGGTTAAATACAGTGAAATCTACATACCAATCTTTGCCCTTGTGCAGGCGAGGGTAGGTGAAGTCTACAATACTATCGAAGAAGTGAGTTGATGTTGTTTTTTCAAAATACAT